ATCAGAAATATTTGGATATAATTCATAAATTTTTGCTATTGATGGTAGTGTTTTCTCAGTAAGTTTGCCATCTGTTTCATCATTGCTTACGATTGCTGATTTAGGATGCTCTATAATAACAGTGCAAGCTCGACCAGGACGGAAATAAACTGATTCAATAAAATTTAAATCTCGTTCAGGATTTGGTATTACAATATTAATAGTAGCTGAATTCAACAATCCGTTACTATTATCACCAATTGATATGTCACATGATGTTATAAATGGCGGTGTCCTTCTAGATGAATTTATTCTAGGATCAACTACTCCTTGTTGAATCTTACCATCAACAATTTCATCTGTTCGTACATCATATTGTCGGTCTGTTAAAAAACCATTAAGGCCAGATGGTAAATATTCACCGTTCCTAACAATCATACCACCAAGTTTTGCAGTATCAATTGTTTGCGTACGTTCATTGTCAGTATATGGAGTTAATGAAACATTTGCAATTTTTTCTAACATGAAATTTAAATCGCGGGTAGTTCGATTGATGCGTCCTGTTGACGCTCGATAGTTTAATTCTGTTTGTAAATTTTTATCTACCTCTGAATAAAAAATATCACTCATTATCTGTTTCTATTTAAATTTGTAACAAAATCAGCTACATTATTTTTACTAGGTATACGCAACGTTGTATTTGCTGGCACGATGTATGAACCTTTACCCAAACCATTAGCAGCCGCAATGACCCACCACAATGTAACATCTTCATAAAATGTATATGCAAGTTTATCTAATCGATCCGGCGATGTTATAGTAATATTGATATCAGCATCAGTTGGTGGGAGTACTGGAAAAATGGTTACAGCTTTTTTTCGTTTGCCATTATTATCTTTTTCCGTAGGAGTTGAATTATATCTTGCCATAATTTAGTTTTCTGTATTATTTTGCACCATATCCGGATTAGGAATTGCATCACTTAACCAGTTATCATTTCCAGGTTTTGGTTGTGATACTTGATCAAACTGTTTAGCTAATGTATAGAATCTTCCACCTTTTTGCGGCAATTGATCCATGATTGGTGTTAGACCCATTGATACTGATACTTTATGTGGTAACTGCATCATTGTTGGATCAGCTTCTAAATTAATTTCCCAAGTAGTATCACTATCATGCAATGTATAAGTCAAACTACTGATAAATGCAGCTTGTTGTTTCCACAAATCTCCAATTGTAAAACGTAGCCATGGCGCTTTTAATGCAATAGATTCTTTATCATATTCAGGCGCAGTGTAACCTGCTAATGCATTTAATTTTCGCCATATAGGTTTGAGTTCGTCGCGGTCTGTTGCATATACGACGAAATCTAATTGGATGTCTCGAGTTACTTGAGTGTAATGATAATTTGGATCTGCTCTACCAATCATTTGTTGTGGTGTCCATGATGGTGAAAATGTATCACTTAAACTATTCATGATTGCACGGAATACAATAATATCATCTTCTAGATTATCTGCAGCACCTGCTTGTAATTTTGGACCTGTAAAATAAAATTCAATTAAATCTTGAGTGATGCCTAATTTATCTAATTTAGCGCCAACGACTGATCGTTTTGGTTTCCAACGATATGCATCTTGTAATGTACGTTTTCCGAAATCGATAACGTTAACTCGATCACCTCGAAATGCTGTTGCTAGAGCAATGGGATTCTTAGTTGGCACCCAACCGCCAATTGTTTTAACTTTTGTTTGTTTGTTTATTTCAATTTTTGTCGAATCCCATTGTGTTGCAACGTGACTTTCTGCTGTAAAATCATTGCGCAATGCATATGGATTACCATGGTCTCCCCAACCATAGCCAGTTTTTCCAACGCCATCTAAATTAAATACACTGTATGCTCCGATTGGCGATGCGGAAAGCGTTGCTAATGTTATAGCTTTCGTACTGCCACGTAATATTGCACTTGCACCATCTACGCGTACTTCTAATGGAGATCTAAACCCTTTTGTAGCTCTAAAATCCGGATATTCTACTCCTGGCAGTGATCGCATATTGCTAACATCGGCAACGGCGTATTTTGAATAAATTGAATAATTATTACTTGATTCTAATAAACTATTACCAATTTGAGTAACTTGCGGTATTCCTGATAATGATCCTAGTATATTAACACCCAAACCAGATAGTTGTTGTGAAACATTTCCTAATTGTATGTTTGTAGTTGTAGCAATTGCAGATTTCCATGTAGATGCACCGGGATATAATGTTTCAGTTCGTTTTGTATCTATGTTTGACACAAATCCTGATATGTTGATATTAATTGCCATTAAATTCCCTTCCTACCATTCATTTTAGTTGCTGCAAACAATGTATCAGTTTTAACTACTGCTTCTACTTTTACATGTTGCATCGCCATGGCAATTGCTGTAGCTAATTTATTATAATCGATGCTAGAGCCTCCGCCACCTGATATTGCACGTGCTAATTTTTTATTACCATCAACATTTGTACCAGCAATCATTGTTGAATCATTTACTTGCATAAATTTATCTGATGGGTGAAATTTAATAAGACCATCATTCATTACTAGTGCGTCTTGTTGCGAAACAGCTGTTGCAGTTTGTCCGCCGGTGCGCAAATTGAAAGTAACCATTTCAGTTAATGCATCTGTAGCTGCTCTAATTTTGTCTCCAAATATTGGTATTGCGCTTACTAAATTTGATATTGGTTTATTTAATTTACTAAATGTTTCGCCAAATATTGCTATTTTGCCAAATGCTGGCGCTAAATTATTAAATTGGTCGACCAATGGTCCAGCCTTGCCCATACCAGCCAATGTTTCAGTTCGAACCGTTCCTACCTTTATTCCTTGAGCTTCAATTGCTTTAATTGTTTGATCTTGTTTAGTCAACATACTCTGTTGGAATATTTCAGTTGTTGTACGAGTATCTGATGTAGCTATTAATTTATCAATCTCTGCCTGTTTATCTGTTTGACCTTCAAATTTCTTTCGCAATTTTTCAATTTCAGGTGCCATTTGATCTGCTGATAAATTCATTAAATTTTCGGCACCTAATTTGGTCATTAATTTTTGTTTTTGAATACTACGAGCTAATGTTGCTTCGTCAGTACCCATTAATTCTGCAGCCTTTCGTCGTGCATACAAATTCTTTTCAAGCATTGGTCCTTGTTCTTTAATGAATTGATTCATTAAATCTGCTTGTTTGTTTGCATCTCCTTGAATAGTTGCCATGCGATATGCATTAGTTAAACTTTTACCATCTTGTGTTAATAAACGTTTTCCTGATAAAAGTTGGTATTCTAATTCTGATCCAATTGATGATTCAATATTTAATAAATTTGTTCCTGCTGCATTTAGTTTCTCAATACTCATTCCTAAGGCTCTAGACTTTAAAACAGCTAATTCTAACGAACCCGGAATTCTACTATATTGCACTTGCATATCAGCTGTTAAATTACCAATATCTTCTGTTAATGATTTTTGTATTGATAATTGATCAATGCCCGTTGCTGCAGAAAATGATTCAGCTAATTTATTTTGAATAGCCAATGCTTCTATACCTGAATCTGCAACACTAGTAGCATAATATTCATAACCTTCTGCTGCTTGCTCTGTAATTTTTAAATTTTCGAGCATGTATTTTTGACCTTTAAGCAATGTTTTTTGAAAACTGTTAGCTTGGACTTTGGTAGATTGTATGAATCCGCTTGTCAAATCTTTTAAGTTTTCTGCATACTCAAATACCTTATCAGATCCGACGCCTAATTCAATAGCAACATTTCTTAATCGTTTTGCAAATGCTTGAGATGAAACGCTATTTAATCCAAATGATTTATTTAATTTGGAATTCTTTTCTTCTAAAAAAGTTATGTTTTTAACTACCTCTGTTAAACCAGATGCGTAATCTTCTTGTAACCCAATTACTTTACCCAATCCCATGGATAATTCATTGGTAGAAGTCATTAATGATTGCTGTACTGATGCATACTGATCAATTAATTTTGTAGCAGATGGTAAGCTTCTTGTTATACTTTCTAACATAGCTGCAAACTCTGCCTGTTTATCGCCAGGAGATGCACCTTGTTTCGGTTGCTGTTTTAACAAGCTCGTTATATTGTTTTGATTTTTCACATTACCTTAGTTAATTTATTATAAATATTTAATTAGGTAATTTCGTAATTTTTGATCGTGCCTCAAATTTATTTTTTAAACGTTCTGCAGCTTCTTGTTCATTAACCTGCATTTCATTGGTGCGTTTATTTAGTTTTGTTACCCAAAATCTACGAATATGAATTGGTAAATTGTATATAGTATCCCAATCCCAACGCCCTTCGCCAGCCCATAATAATTCAAATAGTTGATCGTGTAATTGTACTTGATGTTCTGGTTTAAAACCAAAAAAGGTCTGATCCAATTTGAAACATTGCTTTGAAGGTGCCTCCATCTTCACCTTCTACTTCGACACTAAAATCAATGCCTGGTATATGTTCTGATAAATAGTTTCTAAAATTTCTTGCATCTAAAGCTAACATTTCATATTTTAAGTATTCTGAAATATAATTTTTATCTCGATTTTCATTAACTTGTTGAATTGATGCTAACATTAAATCTGATACTGCTCGTTCCGGATCAATATTTTTTGTTAATGCAAAAGTTAAAAATCTAAATTTCAATACATCATCTGTTGAAGTTCTATATTCAAATTCTCCATTTTCATCTGGTTGCAATGTAAATGGTCTAAAATTTAATTTGGATAAATCAATCTCTCGTTCAATTGTATTGTTAGTCTTAGGATCAGTTAATAGTACTGGATACATTTTACCATATCCATAAATTCTTGCAGATATCAATAAACCTTCTCGGTCTACCGGAGAAATGTCATCTACATGAACGCCGGGTGTAACAATCAATGATTCTAGCAATTTATCAAAAACAACTCCGGTCTTAAGATAATTTGAATTTGATAGAATATCTTCATCATATGCTGTCATATGTCGCATTTCAACTTTACCAGAACGCAACGGACTAGATTCAGGATAAATTAATCCTTTACTAGGCAACGTAATAACAACAGGCGGAACTTTTACTCGTTGTTGTTTTTCATAATTTTGTTGTGCTAATCTAACTAGATCTTGATTTTGCAATCTACTTGAAACGTTGTTACTCATAATATCCTTATAACTTTAATATAAATATGTGCGAACATAAAAAATGGGGGTGTTTAGCCCCCATTAACATAGCGTTTCTATTAGAAACTAAATAATGCCCAATCATAACGAAGTGTCATTTCAATGTTAACAACATCTTCAGAACTCCAATCCAATGTACCAAAATTTGTTTCTGTAATAAATGCATTTTTTAATGACCACTCTTCAATGATTTCGCCTAATGGTGAAAGTTGACGCAATTGAATATCTTTTTTATACATTGTAGAATATCCATCTCTACCTGTTACTGATTCATGATGTAAACGAACCCAATCCATAACAGACTGTGCGCCTGATGGAACAATTGCATCATATAATGTTACTGTAATAGAATTCCATACAGATTTTCCTTTTACGTAACGTTGAACATTGATATGATCTAATGTAATTTCACCATTTGATAAAGAAGGTTTTGCAGATGCTTTAATCAAGAAAGCAGGAATGCCTCCGATTTCCATAATAAATTGATGCTGTTTCTTCGGTTCCCAAGAATATGCAGCATCTTTGAAGTTTGCTTCAATACCATAATCTTCAAAATTTGAACCTGGATATACCGTATTTACGTTTTGTTCTAATGCCATTTCATTACCTTATTTTTAAATAAATATTGGCAACAGTAAAAAAGGTAGAACCGAAGTCCTACCTTTCTTAAAACTTTATATTCTACTATTCAGGGAAACTTGCTCCTGTTGGTTGAATATTGAAATCAAGAATAATAAATTCTGCTGTTCTTGTTGGTTGCAAAAAGATTTGACCATATAAAATGTTTTGATCAATTAAATCTGTTGTGTTATTTGATGCATCCATTACAACGCGGAATGCATACAAACCTTGTTGAGCTTTTACTTGTTCCATGTACGGATTAACAATGTTTAAGAATCTTGTACGTGTTGCATTTGTATTTTGTTCAAATACCAAATAACGAGTTGATGATGCAATAAATTTCTTAACCGCAATCAACAAACGACGCACATTTACGCGGTCTAATGCACTTGGCTTGTAGTG